CGGGTGAGCATGATGCTGATCCAAACTTCACAGAGCCAACATTCGAAGCACTGTATGAATCCACATACGGAGTCGCACCGAGTGGTGACTTCTATGATGCATACAAACTGGTCAAGAGTTGGAGAGACGCATTACAGAAAGCATTCTGGGTAAATGCGGGCAATCCAAACAAACAAAAACTTGTTGACGCCTTGAACAAGATGATCAAGGATCCAGAGTCAGTGGCCACCATAGAGAAGAAGGTTGGCAAGTACGAATGGAGAACAGGTGCAGAAGGTGACGTCGCAGTGAGGACACTGAAGTCATTCATAACACCGGGTGCATTGAAGACACTGTCTGATTTTGGAAAGAACCAGTTGGGTTACAATGCCGTCTACAAAGAAGAGCTGACCAAATAATGTACATACTGTTCACAGGTGCACCGGGATCAAAGTGGAGTAGTGTCGTCAAGAATATCTACTGGAGTGAGGACATAGATCACACTGACTATTCTGAAGCAAGGACCTACTGGCACGATGCCGATACCCCTGGACGCAGTCATCTTATGCACATTGGAGCATACTTTGACCCGGGCATGGAGTTCAGGGCAACAAGGGATAATTGGGATCTTCCTTTCTCGGGCACAGGCAAGCGAATCATAAAATCACACACGTTTGCTCACGAACTCGATCATCTTAAAAGTCTTGGATTTCCAATCGTGCTGGTGTACAGGAACGACTTCGAATGTTTGGAATGGTGGAAACTTTGTGGAGAATTTAAAATAACATACCCCAACTACCAACACTTCGTAAACCTAGACCTTATGTGGGAACACATACAGCAAGAAAACAAAGACACTATGCAGTTCATACACGACAACAGTAATAGGATCAGCAGAGTAAAAAACAATACTGAATTGTGTGAACTACTTGACATAAGTTTTCCTACAAAAGAAAGTAAGATACATACCTATGCAGAAAAGGGAATACAAGTTTATGTCTACAAGTAATTGGGAAGACGCAAAGGCAAAAAGCAACTATCATTTTAATAAATGGCATAGGGACACTGACTGTGTGCAACACATGGGCAAGTTCACAGGTGGATGGCAGACTGAACTACAGACTGTGATCAATGATGCAAAGCCATTAAACTGGGCCAATCGTAGGGAAGGTACTGGCAGAGAAAACGTCAATGTTGATGTAGAAGCAGAAGAGAATGATCTAAAGACAGCAGGTGCTGATCCCAAGATGACCATTTACAGAGGACTGGCAGACTTCACCAAATGTCCATCCCTGCAAAGGATGACTGACTTCTTTGCTATGACATCTACAAAATCTAAACTACACATACAGTTCACAGGTGAGGTATTGAACATGCACATAGACAAATTGTATGACTTAGATGCTGATCCAGATAAGGTGGTTAGAATCATGGTGATGCTACAGGATTGGGAGCCAGGACAGTTCCTGCTGTATGGCAATGAGCAGTTCGACAGATGGAGAACAGGAGACATACACAAGTTTGATTGGCAGAACATTCCACATGCAACCGCAAACGCCAGCAATAAGCCTAGACCCATGTTGGTAATCACAGGTGTAATGACAGACAAGACCAGAGAGATACTGTCAAAACCAATCAAGAAAAAGATATAGATCTATTCAAACTTTTAATATAATATTAGAGTATGAACAAAAAAATATTTTCAATTACCAATGATCAATTTAATCTGGGAAACGTTTTTCTAATCTGGTCCGTGCATTACCTTAGCGGAGGCGATGATTATTATGATGTTCGCATTCAGGCAAAAAGATCCATACCAGACAACCCATTATTAAAAGGAATTACGGCACATAAAATGAAGCCAAACTTTGTCAGGACCATCGATTCGTTCCTTGACGTTATAGATCAAATACCAAATGCCCACACACTCAACCATATCAAGTTCAATATAACAGCCAGATCGCTTGAACAACATCACAAAACAAATCATGAATTGCAAATCCTGTCGTCCAGCAAAGGCATCAAATGTATAAACATGACCTGTGTCCACGACCAGCACCTTGTTGGATTTTTACGTCACGACCGAGAACAACCACAATGGCAAAAAGACATGGACACAGTAAGTGAACACTGTGAACATTACTGGCCTCATTTTTTTGACAACGCATCAATTTTCCAAGATAGATTAAAAACATGGCATGACATCCGAGAAAATATAGCATTCAACATAAGATTAAACGATTTCTGGCAACACTTACCTTTAAGAACTGATATGGAACTAGTATACCATTGTCAATATAACAACTGGGTCAAGGATGGACTCCGTGAAATAAAAAAAGTGATAAAATTTCTTGGATTGGAATGTAGAGAAGACAGGGTGGATAAGTGGTGCGAGATACATGCAGTTTGGAGGCAAAGCCACATTCCTTACCTAGACTTCTGCAATGACCTCCACAGAATAATTGAGTGCGTGGTAAAAAAAAGGTCCATGGATCTGACCAAATACAAATTAGATGTTTTAAAAGAGGCCGTGATTCTTCATCTATTGATGTTCAAACATAATCTAAATCTCAAAATGCCAGTTGATCATTTACCAGGAGACACAAGACTGATATTTTCTTTGCTGGAAGAAAATCAAAGGACTGGTCTAGAAAAACTATATAACAAATAATAGGTATAGACAATATGAACAAAAAGATATTCGCCCAATTGTTGGCACACAGCCAAAACGATCTAACAAAGATAACACAACCCTACATATCAGAAACATTTGGAGTGGTGGTGGAACGTTGCGACACAATAGAACAATACGTAGAAGCCATTGACGACGCCTGTCTACACAAATACTTCTCCAAGCACTGGCAGAACGACATGAAGAAATGGAAGTATTCGGGTGTGGCACTAATTGACGAAGTGAACAGTCTCAAGCCAAGGGCAGTGCTGGACGTGGGCTGTGGCTACAACGAATTCAAGGGCAAGATCAACAACCTAATCGGAATAGATCCCTACAATGATCGGGCGGATCTTGAGGTCAGCACTATGGACTACAAGACAGATAAAAAATTTGATGTGATACTGTGTCTGGGTTCTGTGAACTTTGGTAGCCGGGATAAGATAATCGCGGAGGTGTCGAGATGTGTGAACCTATTGGCAGATGGAGGCACCATGTTCTTCAGGGTCAATCCCGGTCTGCAACACGACAAGTCCGAAGCAGATTGGATAGAATTCTTTGCTTGGAACGTGCCATTCATAATAGAACTAGCAGAGATATTGAATCTAAAGGTGTTAGACATACGTGATGATACCAACCAACGTAAATATTTTGTGTACCGTAAAACAAAATGAAAACATTACTGATAAATGGTTGCAGTTTTGGAGAGTGTTGGACACCCACAAAAAACTTTATTGCGGACCTAGGTTGTGACAATCTCGTAAACATATCAAAACCAGGTACCAGTTTCCAGCGGACCTATAGAAGCACAATTGAATGGATAGCACAAAATCAATCACCTGCTATGGTTTTGATACCAATTACTTTTTCACACAGGTGGGAGTTGTCTCTTAATCAAGACGAGGACATGATAGATGGCAGTTGGATACCCTTACAAAATTCAAATCATATTTCAGATCAATACAACCTACAAGATGTTCAAATCAAGGATGTGAAAAAGTTAGTGGATGATTATTACAAAATAATTCCAAATATCAAGACCTACTGGGATAGAATGTTTACAGACATCATAATGATGGCGGGGTTCCTAGATCAACAAAATATTCCGTATCTTATGTGGGACATGTGCAACGGATTCGACAAAAATCATATAAAAAGTTACAAAGGATTCCAAAAGATCGATTTCATAGAGAAAAATAAAAGGATTATAGATATCTGGAAATTTTGTGGCAATAAGTTCATGAGAGATACCATGCCAAGTGACCTTAGACATAAAACACCAGAATTTGCATTCCATCATGCACCTGAACAGTACAATGAGCTAGAAAATTACCTTATAAGGTACCTAAATCAAAATCTTAAGTAGACTTATGCTAGAATTGTGTTACAATAAGAAGTAAATACCTACAATGCAAAAACATACAAGAAGTCTATTAGAAGAATTGAGCTCGATGCCTCTGAGAAGAGACAAGGAAGAGGTTGTTGAGAGCAGGGCATCTCACATATTAGAGAGTGCTATCAGACTCATGACCTACATTAGAGAAAACTTTGACCAAGACACTGCTTTCAAACTAGAGAAGAAATTCAACTCTGCACTGAAGAACATGGACGCATCCAAGTTCAGCAAAGGCGTCGCACGTATCAAAGAGAACAGAGACGTAAAACAGAACCTACTCAAAATCAAAGACGGCGAATACCAAGAGGACTAATCATGTTGATAGAAGATGTCCTAACAGAGTTTAAGAGGACACACCTTGAACACATCGAGGACATTGTGATCACTGACGGCTACGAGGGAGGCAAGGCTGTGCTAGAATACTTCCGGGGACTACTGCTGACACTCAAGGGTACCAGCTCAGAGGCCATGAGTGTGTCAGTGAAGTGGGACGGTGCACCTGCTGTGGTGTGTGGCACCAATCCAGACAATGGTCGTTTCTTTGTAGGAACCAAATCAGTGTTCGCCAAGAACGCAAAGATCAATTACACAAAGAAAGACATAGCGAATAATCACGGCACAGACGATCTAGGACAGAAGTTGCTGAAGTGCTTGGTGCATATAAGGAAATTAAACATCCAAGGTGTAGTGCAGGGTGACCTGTTGTTCACAGATGAAGACATCACACGTAAGAACGTGGATGGCAAACCCAACCTAACATTCACACCCAACACTATCACATATGCTGTACCAGAAGCCAGTGATTTGGGCAAACAGATAGACAGAGCCAAAGTGGGAATCATATTCCACACAACATACGTGGGTGAATCCCTAGAAGACATGAATGCAAAAGGTGGTGCGGATGTAAGTTCATTTGCCAAGAGCAATGACGTGTTCTTTGACAACGCCACATACAAGGACGTGTCAGGCAGTGCCAAGTTCACAGACGATGAGACCAAACAATTCTACAACGGAATAGAGAAGTTAGAAGGATTGTTAAACGGTGTACCACGTAACCTTTCAAGTGTGTTAGGGCAGAATCAAGATTTCATACCCATGTTCCAGATGTACATCAATGCCATGGTCAGAGAAGGACAACTGCCCAACGATGCCAACAAGTTTCTACTAGGATTCAAGAAGTTCTACGCAGACAAAATGCAAAAGCAGATGTCAGGCCTGAAAGCACAGAAGGCTCTACAGTTGAGACAGGACAAGATGAAACAGATGCCCGTTTTCCTGAACAGGGCCAAGAAACCTCTACAGGCCATGCTGACTTTCTACAGGGCGGTGCAGACTATGAAAGCATTTGTATTAAAGAAAATGAATCAGGCACAGGCCATAGGATCATTCCAACAGACGGACGGCGGACTGGAGGTCACAGAACCAGAGGGATTTGTTGCTGTTGACAAGTCAGGCAACGCTGTGAAGTTGGTCGATAGGTTAGGATTCTCGAGAAGGAACTTAACGGCTATCAGCAAATTCAAGAAATAGATTCAACGTCTTATTGATTTCCAAACTTAATTTCTCTTTATTAAACATTGTATCGTAGTTGTGTTGTCTCAACGCCTTTGTCTGTAGATAGATGTCCTGCCACTTTCTATGTCCATGTTTAGGATCTGTTGAAGGGTCTTTTAATTCTTTACACAACGAAACTATCTTGTCGATACGTCCATCTGGATCCTGTTCGAGGTCATAACTTTCATCAAAGTAGTTGCCAAATGTTTTGAATCCCATCTCTTTCAATTTCTGTAGATACAGATGATTGCCATGAACTATAAAAAGATGTTGTGCCATGATAGGCTTCCATATTTTCTCTGTCATGAATATTTCATGATCGTTGTCGTTTGTCTCTGAAATTATCGAACATACGGTGTCTATGTATGGCAGTTCGTATATGTCCTGGTCTTTGCCAAAACGTGGATAGTCTTTGGGGTCTATGCCAGGCAATTCGTATTTCTTGTCTAATCTAATGGGATCATCGAGCATGGTAAAAGTGTATATGCTGTTATCGAGAACGTTGGCATCTTTGAGTTTGTTGTACAGTTTAAGCCTGTGCTTTCTAGGAGCCTTGTTGAGATACAAGAACTCGTGTGTCTTGTGCCAGTAACTGCCGTTGTGATCGTGTGTAAATTTGAACCTGTTGTCCTTGTGTTTGTTATACATGTAGTACCAGAACCATGACACGCCTCCTGTCCATTTGACGTGTTCTATATCTATCTCTGGATACTGATTAGATTTGTTTATGTTCTCCAATGATTCCCATGGGGTGGCCTTTATGAACTTGAAACCTTGACTGTGCAGTAGGTCACAACGTTTCCTGATTTCTGCATTAAATTCCGTGTTGTCTTTCAGTCTGAGATTAATCATTCTTACATCAATGATAGCAAACTTGCGATCATAACTGTCTAGGTCGTAGTTATGTAAGGTGTAATACTCGCCAGTCATGTCGAACGTCTGGTCTTTCAAACTATGCATTGAGATGAATGCTTCTAGTTCCTGATGATCTCCGGTCTTCATTAGATCTGTGAGAATAAAGTTTCGTTGCATATAGCCTATAAATACCTGTATGTTGACACCATTTTTAAAGTATGTATCTGAGGGCAAGGTCATAAGACGGCATAGTGACTTGCAGAGATTCACTTTCCCAGAAGTCACGGAGAGGATATACCTAAGTTTCCTAGCACTGGCACTCATGAGTCAGCACAAGGACACAGTAGATTTCGCCAAGTCATACGCAGATCAGACCATGGCCAAGGGAACTTTCGACCAGGTCAGGATGATCAACAATGACCTAGCCAACATGCTGGCCATAGTGTCAGGAGATCCAGAGATCACCAAGAAGCTCAAGAACAAGGACCAGGCACAGGCCATGAGGCAGAGGCAACCGGTGCCCGTTATGGCACTGAGGAGATATCTGAGGACCTGGGAGGATCACTTTAAGAACCTCACACACCTGGAGAGGGCACTGAACATACAGGGTGCCAACCTCAAGAACATCAGGCGGGCTGTGGCCAACTACACCAAGTTGGATTCAAAGATGAAGATGCAGACCCTACACAGACTGCAACAGCAACTACAGGCCAAACTGCCCAACACTGACATACTGAAGAGATTCAAGGAACTGTAATGGAAGAACCAAGAAAAATATGCCATAGGTGCAACTGCGATCCACACTGCGATGAGCCATGCTCTAACTGTGAGAAGTGTGATCACTGTGACTGTGACAGATGCCTAGAGAGGGCATTTTGAAAATGATCAAGTACATCTGCGAGAAGTGTGGGTGCGAACAGCACTGTAGAAAATCCTGTACCGAGTGCAGGGACTGTCCAGACTGTGCTTGTAAAGAGTGTGATGCCAAACGAAAATAGTTACTGGGTCTACTACCTCAACCACACCGAACCAACATTCCTAGAAGAGGCAGGCAACGGACAGCAGGCACAGAGAGATAACAGCCTTCGGTACGTGAAGCAATGGAGGACAGCGATCGACGTGGGTGCCAATGTGGGCGAATGGACCAGACCCTTGGCCAAGAAGTTTGACCATGTGATCTGTTTCGAACCCAATCCTAATTTCAGAGAGTGCTTCAACAAGAACATCACAGAATCAAACGTCACACTGCATCCATATGGGTTGAGCACACATGCACACACGGCCGAACAGGGCACCAATCACACACATCTAAACTACGTGGTGGGGGAAACCAAACCCAGGGAAGGTGACATAGAATGCCGATCACTTGACAGTTTCGATCTCCCTGATGTTGACTACATCAAGATAGATGTGGATGGGTTCGAGATACCAGTGCTCCAAGGTGCACAGCAGACCCTGAAGAGAAACAACCCTGTGATCAACATCGAGATGAAGGAACGCAAGAGGCCCAAGATAGTTGCGGAATCTAGGAAAATACTGCGTAACCTGGGTTATGACCAGCATTCACGTGTGAGAAGTGATGAAGTGTGGCTCAAATCTTAATATTACAGCATAATTTACCATCTTTACCACTAAATACATTTAACTTGATGCCTGAGCGGTGTCAAAGTCATTTAAATCAGATAAAAAGGAGGATTAAAAATGGCAATATCAAAAAATAACTTCTCACTAAACCAAAACTACGAAGTTGGTTCAGTAGATGTAAAGTTCTTCACAGTAGACTTTATCAACACTATGGCGTCTGAGACAGGTGATGTATCATCTGGTTCAACAACTGCTGGTTTAGATCTTGTGAGAAACACAATCAACCAATACGTGACTATCTTAGCAGAAGGTCCATTAACTGACACAGGAACACAGAAAACTTACATGGTTAGAGCTGACCAGTTAGACGAGTTATCTGCTACTACTACGTTAACGGCTTTACAAACGGCTATCCAGGCGTTAGACGAATCAAGTGATTCATACCCTAACATCCAGGCTGACATCACAAGTGCTACAGTGACAGAAACCAAACTTGGTATCTTGACTGCGGCGGCTGTAAGTTAATAGTCTATCGTAAGGTAACACTTTACCAAAAGGGCGGATCCGTAATTGGGTTCGCCCTTTTTTTGTGACGTAAATATCATTATGCACGAGTACAGGGTACACACACTAGTGGACATCACAGAGAATGGCAACCTCCGACAATCGTTCCCGTTCAAGACCGAGTCGGGAGATGTCATACACGACCGGCACAGTCTGGCCATAGCCCGCAACCAGAATTCAAACTTCAGTACCATGTTGCAACTGCTACAGATGAGGGGTAACATCACATGGGAACAGCCTCCGCAGAAGGTCGAACTGCCCAACCTAGGCAATCACGCATTCGGATCCTACTACGAAGGTGCACACTCCACGTGGCACTTCCAGTTCTTCACGGAACAGTCGGGAGTGTACGGAGACTTCACAGACCCCACCGAGAACCTGGTGGAGGACTTCA